TCCACCACACAATCTGTTTGATTGATTGAGTTGAGTAGTTGTGGTTTGTTTATTTTTCTAAATGGTTTTCCAAATAACACAAACGTAAGAGCATCTAGAATAGTGCTCTTACCCGCACCATTAGCTCCAAGAATGATAGTGCTTTTCTTATTAGTAAGGTCAACTTGCGTAAAGGTTGCTCCTGTTGAAAGAAAATTTTTCCATTTAATCGTCTTGAAAATTATCATAATTTGGGGGTGGAATAATAATATCGTCTGGGCGAACTATAAGGTATTTCATGCCACGCACTTCACACATGCCAATTCCAGATTTAGAATCAACTTCATATATTGTTAAGGGTGGCATATCGTCATCTGAATCATTAGCTTCTAATAATCCAAGATACCTTTCGGCATCGTCTTCTTCCTCAAAGAAGTATACCACATGGTCACCCTCGGTGTCAAGTACTGAATACACGCCGTCTGGCGTTTCTTTAAGAGTGATGAGAAACATTACACTACTTCACAACTTTCAATATATAGGGTTTTCATAATGTTTTTAAGTTTATCTTTGTTGACGGATAACTCCACCTCATCAATGTATTCATTTAGAAGTGATAGAGTATCTTTGATTTCTAAATTTTCTTCTACAACATCAGTGGTATCATTTACTAATGTCTCAATGATCTTCACATCATGTGGTTGACTGGCAAAGATACTATCAACAAACTTTTCAAATAAGAGATAATCTTTCTTGTTTTCTACGATAACTTTGACAAAAGTATTTCTACAGTCATTGGTATTGAAGCTGAGATGAGAACCAGTAGCATCATTATAATAGATTTTTTGGAAAATTTCATAGGGGTTCTTGACCCTCTTGAGTTTATTTGTCTTTGTTTCATATAGATGAAATCCTCTCTCGTCTTTATAATCATTCCAAAACATCTGATAAGGATTACCAAGATAGGTAATGTTACCACGAGATGATTTATGATGAAAGTGACCTGAAAATACTTGTTTAAATTTAGAGAAGATTTCTGGTTTCATACCACCTTCGTGTTTCATACCAGAATTTACCTCAAATCCATCCAACTCTAAATGCCCCATCACAATCTCAGCACCAGTGCCTTCAAGATGCTTCAAGGTATCATCATAGTTGCTTGAGTTGATCCAAGGCAACATTAGAATTAAAGTGCCATCAATACTGACTGTCTCTGGGTGAGAGTAGATTTCAATGTTGTTGAAGTCTTTGAGTAGAAGCTCTGGTGAGTTAATCTCATTAGTGTTCTTGTAGTATACACAATGATTACCAAGAATCATATGAACGAAGATACCCATATCTTCAAGACGCTCAAAGTAGTTACGCCGCACACGACTCCAGACATTAAAATCAATGCCCTTACGATTATCAAAAGTATCACCAAGATCAATGATTGTTTTGATGTTGTGTTTTTCTAATGTTGGGAAAAAGATATCATCGTAGAATTTTTGGAAGTATTCCCAAAACGCAACACTACCTTTTCTTCCGTCAAGATGTTGGTCAGTAATAAGAGCTACAGTCATCGTTTAGATCTCATTTCAAGATTTTCTTTAATGCTATTCATATCTGATGAAGTACTGCTGTATCCTAGCATATCACCTGTGTGACTATCCATATGCAACACTTCATCATATCCAGAACGTTCTAAGATTTTGTTTTTAATTTCTAATTGCTTCTTTTCTCTTTGAATACGACGAAGAAAAGCATAGTAAATAATCTGAGTAAAGTAAGCAAAAGGATTTGTAGACTTCTCTGGATCAAAGTTATGAATATATTGTAAAGAGTTTTCAATACCATCACAGATCATATCTTCTCTAAACATATAGTTTACGAAGTTAGGTTTGTATGATAGGTGCGTAGCAATCTTAAGAAAACATTCTCCTACGTAATTAGGAACTTTGGGTTTGGTATCCCAAATTTTAGATCTATCCTCTTTGGTTGGATATCTATCATTCTTATCAAAGAAATCTTTTTCTACTGCTTTACGATAAACCATAAGAGCATCTAAGAAGTCTCGGTTGTTTACGTAATTTTCCTTAGTTGTTCTTTTTCCCATTGGTTATACTACTGGTATCGTGCTGAATTATTCATGCTCATATTCTAGCACACTCAACTAGTTTTGTAAAGGGGCTTGACAGAGGTGGCAAAAGCATGTATAATAACAGTGTAACAGTTTCAAGATTGTTTATATATCTGTTCTAATAAATCTTTAGAGTCTTTAATAGATCCTAAGTATCCTTCATTATTTTTAGGGTTTTGTCTTTTAGAATAAAATCTTTCATCAGATGATACAGGGGAAGGTTGACGTTTTTTATAATAACTTTTATCAGTTAAATGTTCTTCATAGAATTTAATAAAGCGACTGTCAAGTTCTATCATCGTAATAATTTGATTACGAGGAATTATAAACATATCTTCTTGAGTAGCATTTATCCAATCATCAAACACCAATCCTTCCACTATCATATTTCTTTTTTTTATTTCAACTTTTTCTATTAGACGTGGATTGTGAATAATAATAACATCATCATCTGAATCGTAACATACTTTAGCTACGATCTCTTCACCAGAGGTGAGTTTCATAGTAGCATAGAATTCTTCTTCCATATTATTTTAGTTCTATTTTGATTAGTTCTACATTAAATTTTTCTTCTTCATAGATTTTTAATCTTTCATCTAGGTGCTTCAGGGTATAATTTTTTTGAGGGGTTCTACAGAACTCATCAGCAATATCATAAAGAGTTGCGTGGGTTTTATTATTTCCTTTACGTAGCACTCTACCAATAGACTGTAAGTTTCTTACTCTAGACTTTGATGGTGAAGCGAATACAACATTATGTAGATTGCGAATGTTGATGCCTGTGCTGAATGTTCCATATGAAGCTACGATCACTGCATCGTTTTCAATCTCAGTGATTCTTCTAATCTCTTCTCGTTCTTCAGTGTCTACTCCACCATAGACAAGAAAGACTTTACGACCTTCTTTAACAACACTATTTATGCTCTCGTGTAAAGGCATTCCATGACGCTCAACATAGTTAAAAAGAACTAACGTGTTACCTTCTAAATCTTTAACCAAATTACGAATGAGACGATTGCGTTTGGGATTATCAATTATCGCATCAATCTCAGATTGGTAATCAAAAAACTCTTCTCTCTCGTGCTTTAATAAAAGAACTTTAATTCTAAATTCGGATAGATGACCATCCTTAATTAATTTATCTGTTTTGACAACATTCTTACACTCACCAAACAATCCTTCCAGCACCCATTTGTGTGTAGCAGAACCATCTAATGTTCCAGTGAAACCAAACCTATACTTAGCTTCATGTAGTTTAGTCATGATGCCAGTAAGAGATTTTGATTTAAACAGGTGTGCCTCGTCACCAATGACACAAGAGAAGTCATCAAACCAACGTTTAGGAAATTTGTATATAGATTGCCAAGTAGAAATGATAACTGCTTTCTCTACATTTTTATCCTTACCACCATATATGCGATGACAGTAACTGTCTACATCCCACCCATAGTCTTCAAAGTCTTTATACATTTGTTCTACTAATGAAGTAGTAGGAACAATGATAAGAGTTTTCTTTCCTGTCTTCTTATATTCAGCAGCATAGTAATACCTTACTATAGAATAAATCATTAATGATTTACCTGATGCTGTTGGAGAAAGTAGAAGTCTGCGATTGTTTGATAGTGCTTCGTATACTGCTTCTACCTGATAGTTGCGTGGTTCATGATTAGGGCACACTGATGCCATGAAACCTTTGACACCATCTATTGTAATATAGTCGTTTTGTTCTTCAACATCTCCATAGAATTTGTTTGGTTTGAAGTTAATTGAATAATTTTTGATTCCACACCATTCTTTGAGGTGGCTGACGAGACCACAGTATAACTCACCTGTTCCTGGAGAGTATAAACGGATCTTGCCATCCCATACTCCACTTCTATACTGGGGCATGAATTTAGCGTTAGGGATGTCGAATGTGAAATAATCTGAGAGTTCATAGTGAATATGTGGTTCTGCGTTGATGGTTAAAAAAATGTTATTCTTCTTTGCGACTACCAGATTTGACATTAGGTGTTTCCGTTAATAAATTTTTCCCAATCTATAGCATTTTTGATTTGAAAACTTCTATTGGAAATCATCTTTAAAATATGATCCAAATAGAAAAGTGCTTTGTTAATAAATTCAATTTTCATTTCAATGTTAATTAAATCTTCATCTGCTTCCAAATATACTTTCATCTTTTCAGATGTTTTAATTGATTGACCAAATGGTTTTTCTTTATATACTTCTGGGTCTGCTTCTCCTTGATAGTATTCTCTTTTTTGTTTTAACTTTATACGATACTGAAATTCCAGTGCTGTCTTTTCTGTAGAGAAATCTGTATAAAAGTTTAAATATTTATTGTGTTGATAAGGAATGTCTAATGCTACTTGGGCAAGGTCTGCTGAGTATTGTTTGTTTTTAAATTGAAAGTCTATGTGTGAGTCTGCTTGCCATTCTGATTTAACATGATTAAAAATTGTTTTCAAATGTTCAAATTTCATAGACGTTCCATTTTTTTGTTATTAAAAGTATAGCGTATAAATTTAAATGTTACGTCTGCCGTAAGATATTCTACGTCGGTATCGGCAACATCAAATTCTAATTCACTCAGGTCAATTGGAAATAAACTTTCAAAATTAACAATAATATTTGGTTGAAAATTGCTATTTAAAATTAACAATCTACCATCAGAATATTGTGGATCTGGATTAGTATCCATTTCTTCTGCTAAATTATTTTGATTAATCCATTTCCAAACAGTAAGATAATTTTTCATATCTTCATCAACAATAAACTTAAGTCTCAAATCTCCATAAGTAACTCCACCAGAAGCAGCAATAGGAATTGATCTATATCTTGTTGAAATTTCTGCGTTGCTTACGCTAATGTCAGGCACTCTTGCTCGTTGACAAAAGAAATCTACGCCAGCAAATATATCCAAATCCATCTTAAACCCTGCTGGAGCCAAAAAGTTTCTGTTGGTTGGTTGATCTTTAATCCAATTAGCTGACATAATTTAATCCTTTTCTTGTATTTATTCCCATAAAAAAAGACCCCCTTTTGGGGGTCTTAAAGGATTACCTGAAAATCAGGTGAGGTTGATAACCTTAACTCTTCTGTAATACTGGTTAGTACCAGCAGTAAGAGCTGAACCATCAGGAGTAGCGCCAGCAATGCCGCTGCTATGAGTGGTTGAAACGAATGGGTTGCTGACCATGCCGTAACGGGTCTTGAAGCCAATCTTAGGCTGGAAGGTGTCAGGATTGATCGAACGAACCATCTGGAGAGGAACGTAAGGGCAATAGAAGAGACCAGCATCATAAGGTGATGTACCCTTATAACCCATAACGTAGTAGTGCTTAGCAGCTTGACCTTGTGAGTAGATTGGAGCACCGAATGGATCGATGTAAACACGGATACCACCCTGAAGAACGCCAGCAAATACATTGCCAGTGTCATCAGCGTTGAGTGAAGTGTTGAGAGCAGGAGCGTAATCAAGAGCGCCAGCAAGATTAAGTGCTGAAGCAACGTCCGAAGAACAGATTACGAAGTTACCCTTACCTCTACGTGTCAACTGACCGATTGCGTTAGCATCGCGCTGAAGTTGGAAAAGCATACCTTTGAACTTTTCTGCCTGCCAACGACCGTTGGAATCAACGTCAAGGTCAAAAGTACCAGGAGTAGCAACGTCTTGTTGTGCGCCAGTTTGGGCAACAATATAAACGGTACGAATAATCTCTCTGTTAATTTCAGCAAGGATTTCGCTGGAGAGAATGTTTGCTAGTTCCTGCTCAGCATCAAGACCGTGAATAGCCTTGAGGTCTTGTGCGAGTTCTAGAGTGTAGTCTGCCTTGAGAGCACGGGTCTTTGCAGTAACCGAAGTCTTCTCAATGCTGAAGCTCATCTCACGGAAGAGATTAGATGCTTCGCCAAGAATTTCTGAATTCTCACGAGTTAGTGAAGTTGTTCCACGCTCATAAGTGCCAGGTGAAGCGTCGTTAAGAACAGCAGGGTTATTGCCTTCTGAATCGCCACCTGAACCAGCAGCGTTACGAACGCTGTAGGCACCTTGTGAAGCGTCTGAACCACCTGAGAAACCAGCATCTGGTTCGTAGTAAAGTGCCTCAGCACCACCTTGATTTTCGTAACGAGCTCTCATTGCGAAGATAAGTCCAGTAGGACCACTCATTGGTTGAACGCCAGCAATGTCATAAGCGACAAGGTTGGGCATTGAACGACGAATGAGGCTGATTAGGATAGGATCGAAACCAGCGAGACCAGCGGTGTTGCTGTTACCTAAAGCAGAACCACCAGGCGAGATTGTACCAGCTCCCATGGAGTTGACTGATACTTCGTTAAGCATACCGTGCTCTTCGCGGATAGCACGTTCCTGGTTTTCTAGCAGGGTTGCGGTAACTGCTCTACGATATGGGTCTTTGATCTCGGAAAGACCAGCGCCATTAGCGTTAAGAACAGGTGACCACTTTTCCTGCAAAAGTCTTGAATCTGACATTTGCGTTAAACTCCTTTGAGTATATGGTGTTGTAATTATTTATAGAAATGATTACTGCCAGCGAGCGAGAGACTGGAGATACGCCGCCATTACTGGTGATGTATTCTCTTGACCTTCCACTGTGGTTTCATCGGAAACTTGCTCTGTTACTACATGCTTGGGGAAGTAGCTGCTAATGAGAGTTGCGACTTTGTTCTTGAAGTCTTCTTCGGAAACAAATTCTACTCCTTCGGCAAGTGAAGCAAGCTTATCTCTTTGAGTATCTACAAGACCTTCACTCATATATGAGAGAATGACTTGCTTGTGATAACCAGAGAGTTTATTATGAAGTTCAATATTGCGCTCAACCTGTTCGGTAAGGCGACCTTCCATTTCACAAAGCTCCTCAGTCATTGTCTCTACGACATTGACTTTCTCCGCTGGGAGATCGAGGTAATTTTCTTCAAAAACTTTTTTGAGACCACCCATGAACTCTTCTGCAATCTCAAGTTTGAGACCTGCATCAAGTGCAACTTGGTTCTCTTCTACCCAAGTAGTGATTGCGTAGTTGAGTGTTTCATCAATCTTGTTGGCAAGAGACGCAATCTCTTCTTGGAATTGGACGGAGAACTGCTCTTCAAGTTGTGATGCAATTGAAGTTACTTGCTCTTCAATGCGTGACTTGACGGCAGCTTCAAAGATTGTAGTTGCTTTCGCTTTAAAATCTTCGGAGAACTCTTCGCCTTCGGTAAGGGCAGCAACATCTTCCGCAGCGGAATAGTTGATTGCTTCCATACCAAATACTTTTACGTTGTTTGGACCACCAGGAATTTGATATCCAGATGACTTAACAGATGGGGCAGGATCTTGACCCTTACCTCTGGTTTGAGCATCGCTAACTTTTGAGTTATGCTTTGAAGCTTTAGCACCAGGATTTTGTTCTCCTTCTGGATCTTCAAAATCAGAACCACCGTTATCTTCTTCTGATTGTCCAGGAACAATTGAAGTTCCTAAAGTTGGTCTAGGATCTTGTCCTTTACCTCTGGTTTGTGAATCGTTTACGGCACCACTAACTGGTTGAACGTACTGACTACCAGAAGATTGACCAGGAACGATTGAAGGTGAGAGCGCACTGGTGCCAACTTCTGACTCAGTTACAAGCTCCTCAAACTTTCCGTTTAAGTTATCTGACATTTGAGATTCCCTCGTAATACTTACTATATGGTTATTATATGATTATTTATGATATTATAAATTCTGTAAAAAATTGTTAAATACGGTTAACGATCTTTCTTCCAAATTTTTTCTGGTAGATTCAGAAATATATCTGTGGTATTTAGCAAGATTTACTTCTTTTATAATACCATTCTCCCAGATCCACTCTTTTCCTTCCATAATACCATTCACAAATGCGTCAGGTGCTGATGGATCTGCTACAATATCGGCAGCAGTTGCGAGCATAAAATCGTCACGAACATAGTTTGCTCCGTTTCTTTCTTCAATAGATCCCATACCTCTTGAAGATACTCCAAGTTTTACTCCTTCTTTGAGAAGTGATTCCGCAATTTTTCCCATAGGTGTTGATAAAATTTGTGCTTTGCCGATGAAATTACTTCCTTCAGCTTTAAGCGAAACAATTTTATGTGACACTCTATCTAGGTTAACAGTAGGACCATCAGGATGACCTAACTCACCGAGAGCACGACCAATAGTTACGTACTGTTCGTTATATCTACCCACTTCACGTTCTAAAACGCCAAAAGGATATACTCTTCCGTTACGGTTTTTGATATCTCCTTGAAGGAAAACTCCCTCAATGTAAAGATTTTTTTTACCGTTTGTTTCTTCTTCAAGGACTTGTACTTCCTCAATGTTCTCGGTGATTAGTTTCATTCTTCTGTTTCCTCTTCTGGTGATTCAAACTCCACATCTTCTTCAGTAGAATCAAAGAATGACCTAGCAACAATTTGTTTATAGTCACCCATAGCTTCCGATGCTTTTCCGTATAGGATATCGGCAATTTTGTCTACCGCAGCAAGACGATGACCGTCACGCACAGCGTTTACAATTTCAATAGTGTCCATGTAATTTACCTATAATTAACTATTTATTTTTCTGATGTTTTTGGCTTTGGTGTAGCCGCTGGTGCTGGTGGTGGAGGAGGCATTGCTCCTACTTCCAAACTAGCTGCATTCATTAGATTAGTATGAATAGGATCTGGAATTTTGCCATCAGAAATTTCAGCATCCATTTGTCTAGTGATCTCATCATACTCATTATCAGTCTGCATCAATACTTGCTTTCTGACATATTCAATTGAATAATATTTGCCTAAGAAAGGATCTAATTGAGTAGCAACTTGTAGGCGATTACCCATAAGTTCTGCTTGCTTAAGTTCTTCAAAGTGATTATCAAAATGATAGTCGTATTGAATATGCTCTTGCATATCTTCCCAATCTTCTGGAGCAATAACGCCCTTTAGAATGAGTTGAGTTTTGAGCATATCGTGGAATAGTGCTGAGAACTTCTTGCGAAGTCTTCCAATCCACTTAGCAAACTTGAGTTCATCACGCAAAATTTCTGATGACCGACCAAGTGAAAATCCTTGGTTAGCATCATCCAAACGTGAAGGTGGAAGGTTTAAAGAATTATAAAGTTTCTTTTTAAAATACTCAACGTCTTTAAGTTCTCCAAGGTTTTGACCACCAGGAAGAGTGGTGATTTCTGTACCACGACCACCTTCTCTACGTGGCAACCAGAAATCTTCAAGCATACTCATATGCTTTTTGTCATCACGAATTTCTCCAGTGGCAGCATCATAGACTAGTTTGTTTCTGTAACGCGCCATTGTTTCGCGTAGATATTGCTCCGCTTTTACTTTGGGAAGATTGCCTACATCAATATAAAAAATTCTTCTTTCTGGTGCTCGTGACAAACGATAGATAACCAGTGCATCCTCAATCATTCTAATTTGATTGAGTGATTTGATTGCCTTGTGTAGAAAACTCAGGACCATCTTTTTATTGAGGTCTGCTATACCAGATTGAATATAACTGATGGCGTCATTAGATATTTTGACACCACTGGTAGCCATGTTGGCATCAAATGTTGAACTAATAAATCCTTTTGGATTGTACATGTAGTATTCAATGTACTCTCCAAAATCATAAGCGTAAGCAGTAGAAGCATTTGCAGTGCTTGCCGATAATGCTGCTGCTAACTTGGGATCTTTGTTTTGAACTCTGACCTTCTTAATTTTTAATGGGTCTATGTATCTGAGTTCAGTAATACCTAACTTAGGATTTGCAAGATCAATAACTTTGTGGTAATATAACCTACCATCAATATACCAAGTTCTAAAAATTTCGTGTGCTCTAGTATCAAAATGTAAAAGACGTAAAAGGTATTGAAATTCTTCTCTGATTTTTTTCTTAATAGCTTCACTAACTTCCAAATTTGAGAGTTCAATTGATACTGGAGTGTCGTTCATCCCAGCATTAATTGATTCGTTCACAATTTCATCAATAGCAGAATCAACTTCTGGATGCATCGCCATATCACGATAGCGCCTAATGAGATCAAACTCATTACGCGCTATGCCGTCTATATCTACATAAGAACCAAAATAACCACCTGCAACAGTTGTTACCGCATCATCAGCTGAAGGAGGAATTGGGGATTGACCCTTTACTTCCTCCCCCTTACTTTTAATTGAAAATCCAAAAAGTTGACTCATGTTTAAATTATTTCACTTGTTTGATGTATTTATCTAATCAAAATTATTTGATTTCTCCAGTGGAAGCGCCAGTAGCTAAACCACCTGCCGTTGGTGCTACAACAGTCCAGTACTGAAGTTGGAACTCAACTGTGAAATCTTCAATCTGATCGTTGCTATCGTAAGCAACATCAATTTGAGAAACGTTAGTTGGAAAACATCCAACGAGTTTGTAGTTTC